TGTTGACTCATAATCAACAAATCTCTCTGTCTTATGCCCGTTTATACAGGCAAATTCATACATTCTTCTCATTTAAGTCCTCAAATGCTCTTTCGCTGACTTGTTTCAAGTTTTTCAGCCAAATAAGGATTGAATACTCACCTTTTCTGAATTGTAGACTTTTTTCGTCTGCAATTGTTGAGATATTATTCAAAGGTTCAATCATTTTGTCAACATCTTCCATTAAATCTACCCACCCTTGAGTGGACATCATGGAAAATCTCTCCTCGTAGTACTTCTGAAGTTCTGGGTTCATTGTCTAGTCATCTGCTTTTCAACAATCTTAGCCTTGTTTTGAATATCAGCTTCTTTAAGCATCAATTCAGCAACTTTGACACGCTTATCAAACTCTTTTGAAGCCAAAGCGTCATCAGTAGGCAGGTTCTTGGTATTAGCCGCCATACTCTTTGCTTGCAACTCAATAGGCATCAATTGCGCTTCAGTCAATAACTTTTGCGCTTCAGCCTTGTTCTGCTCTGCTTGCGTAGTTTGGACTGCAATCTGAGCTTGAGCCAGTTGCATAGCCAATTGTTGTTGCATCTGAGCTGCTTGTTGAGCCTGTGGATCAGCCGTAGCCATCTTGTCTAGCATCTCAATCAACTCAAATCTGTTTGACAGAGAAGAATTAGCCATGATGCCCTTCAAAATGATAGGCAAAACAGGAGTATTAGGGCCAAGAGTCTGTAGCAAAGCAATAAATTGTTGTTGCTCATGCTCTCTAGCAATGATTCCAAGCGCAGCAGTAGGAATGAACTTCATGTCCACAGTAGGGTAACGCTCTGGATCGAACTGCATATAGCGGTAAGCGGCTTTGGTGATGAAGGGGATCATGAAATCCTCTTGGAAGTTCACTAAGGTACGCTTGTACTTCTTGATAATCGAGGCAGTAGCCATCGAAATACCGCCCTGACCCGCATCTCTGGAGACCGCAGTAACCATTCCCTGTGAGTCAAGAGTGCCTGTTGCCATCAAAAGCATACGCTCAAACTCTTTGGCAGTTGTCAGGTTAGAACCATCTGTATTGCCAAACTTGAACGGGAACAGAATCTCATTGGGATTGCCGTTTGTCAGGATTGCTTTACCTGGCTTTACTTCAAACTTAGCACCACGGGGGAGGCGGGTAGCATCCATAGCCATCATTGGGCTAGTTGTCAAAGCAAGGGAATCTAAGTGGCTACGCACTTGGGCATCTATAGCTTTTTGTGAGTTGTAAGCCTTCTCAACAGTACCACGACCCAACAAGCGATTAGGAACTGTATCGTCCTGATAAGCAAGGATTGGGCGATCTTTCATCATGTATGGGTTCTTTTCTGCCTTCAGAAGAACACCATCATTGGCGATAACGACAATAGCCTCAACCAAATCGGAATACTCATCCTGAATACTGTCTTCAGGGAATAAGTCTTCTACTTCGCCATTTTCTTCGTTTTCTAGTTGCTCAAGATACTCTCTAGGAACTAAACCATAGTAGGTCAAAAGTTTAACTTTATCGTCTTCGTACTGGGAGACTTCTTGTGTAGGCTCTAAGTCGGTATCCATCGAGTCAGTACCGACCTTTACCTTGCGGTAGATGCCTTCTTCTTGGCCTTTTACGATCTTGTGGATAGAGACATACTTCTCGATAGCCACACCCATACAGTCATCAATAGATGTTCCATTAGGGTCAAACAGGAAGTTACGGGGGTTAACAGGAACAATCTTGACTGCAATGCGGTCTTGTTCTACCACTCCGATAGCGGCTTGTCCCATTTGACCAGGTATTGCTTGAGTAGCGGGAACAAAGACTTTCTCTGTTTTAACAACAATCTCACCGATACCCGTACCATAGATTTCTGCCAACAACTCAATCTGGTCAATAGACTTGCGAATCTTGTCTACTTTGAAGTCTTCCATCAATTGTGCTTTGATGGCAGCAACATCTAGGGGGCTACCATTGACATCACGAATATCGTCTTGAATGTCAAAGAACTCACCCTGACCGAAGATGGCTTCCATGATCTCAGCATGGCGTGTCTCTACGGCTTGTTGGGTAGCGGGGGTAACGATACGGCTACGCTCTGAGTCTCTAGTCTTGTCTTGGGCATCCCACTCACCATTGAAGATGCGCTCATACTCTAGCCAATCATCAAGGCAATTGACATCTCTCCAATCCCTCCACCTGTCACAATGGTTGACAACAAAGTTAACTATCTCTTTGTCTGAGTCGCTAGGTTCTTGGAATTCCATTCTTATACCCCACTAATAATATCTACAGGTTGCCAATCCTCGCTATCATCTTCTTCCATATAAGATGTAACAGCCAGTTGGTCAATGTAACTGAGGGAGTCAGGCAAGTCATCATGGACTCCTTGAGCAGGGAACAGGATTAACTGGTCTACAAACTCATCCCAATCTTCTTCCGAATTTAACACAATTCTGCCATGCTCGAACCTACCTTGTAAAGCCCAGATGATTCTGTCCGCTTTTTTTCTATTCCCATGAGTCAAATCCACGATGTGGGCATAGGTGTTGTTCTTTCGCATAAGGTCTGACAAGTAGGGCAAAACAGCGTTCTTTAGCGCCCCCCTCTCTATCCCCACACTCAAAGGGCGGTAGTCCCGAATGGCAATCAGTATCTTAGAAGCGGTCTCTCGGATATCCCATCTTCCGTGTTCAATCTTCTCAACAAACCACTTCCCATCGTCTGTCACCTTAACGATTGAGATAGCAGACTCGTCCAAACGCTTCTTAGAATTGGCTGCTTGTTTGGCAACTTCCTCGAATCCCGCAAGGTCAACAGCGATGTAATAGCTTCCATGTTCAGGTTTAACCCCGTATTTGATCCACTCTTCCTTGAAGATATCCGAACCCGCATTGGTGAACGAGGCCATAAACTCTTGCTTAAAAGCGAAAGAACTTAGGGTCTTTTTAGCGGAATCTATCTCTGCTTGGTCAATCAAGGGGTTATCAGCAGTGGTAAAGTGCCAGGACTTCCAATCAGGATCATCTTCTGACTCGCCCAGTTTGAAGGTATCGTAGAACCAGTTGCGTCCTTTTGGAGTGCCAATAAAGAGTGCTCTCCCCCGTTTATCAGATAGAGAGGCTCGAATGACTTGTTCCCATGCTTCGGGCTTAATGTCGGCTACCTCGTCAAGAACGGCATAGGTCAAGCTAACGCCACGAAGGGTATCAGGTCTATCCGCACCACGAACGTATATCCTAGCCCCGTTTATCAGGGTAATGTCTAAGTTGTTTACGTGGGACGACTGAATTACCTCTCTGCCAAGGTCTAGCAGTAAGTCCCAAACGATTTGCCTCGACTGCCCCATAGTTGGCGAAACATACAACACAGCCGAACCAGGTGGGCACTTCAATCCCTCTATTAGCAAGGTAACGGCAGCCATCCTAGACTTACCGCACCGCCTTCCAGCCGCAACAACCTTGAACCTCGTTTTGTCGGCAAAAACTTCTTGTTGCCACGGCAGTAAGGAGAAATTGAGATCAGCCATACTTTGCCTCTACGTCTTGGGGCTGTTCAGTATTCTCAACAATAACTGGTTCAGCACCAATCCCTGTTATGTTAATCGTCACTGCTGACCTCTGACTCTTATCCTTTTCAAACAAAGAAACAGGAAGAGTCCTATCTAAACACATCTTTAAAGCTACTAATTGATGGGGATGCTCATCATTAAGGGCTATCTCAATAACCTTCTGAGCCACATCCTTACCCCCACTCCTAATCATCAGCTCTTTAAGCTCCTTGAGACGTTGATGGTCTGTCTTAGGTAGTACTAGGGGTGGATTGTCAGCAAACCTCTGTATGGTCATCTTGACGCTTCCCTTGGGTCTTCCTCTTCCTCTTTTTTCCATTTTGTCCTCCTTGGAATGGATTAGTTCATTTTAGCTTTTTCTGAGGGATGGTGGCTCCACAAATATCTACACACAGACGCTACCCCCTCCCCCCCCATACACCACCTAGGGTTTCTACCTAAGGGTTTCTACCTACTCGTTTACCCTATTAGGGTTTTCCCTCATGGTTATTCCCACAGTACTGTCAATCTATCCAGTTGTCCCAAATGAGAATCGTTCGCATTTCCATCTTGTTGCGTGAAAGAGACAGATGCACCATTTTCAGGGTACTTGATCTTAATGAGAATCATTCGTAATTAAGGTTATTCTATCTATTGGGTCTCCTACCCTATATCCCAATGAGTACACATGATGGTAAAGGGCTATTAGGTTCTCGAATCCATCGCTTATGTTTCCTTGTCCCGCACTCAATAGAATGGCTCTTTTGGGGTTGTCTAATACCCTTCGAAACTGTATGGTCTTATCGCTTGGGGGTCTGCCTGACATGGTTTCATTTCCCGAATTTAATAATTTAAATAATTGTATACCTATGTTCTCAGGGTTTCTACTGATAGGGTTTTGGAGGGGTCAATAGAATCAACAACTTACGAGAGTTGGCACGATTCTATTATGCTTATATAGTGAGGGGGTAGATTTTTAGCTCTCTCTCTTTACTTAACATTTTTTAAAAGGCTTGAATGATTATGACTAATACCAGAGAACAATGGCTTGCAAACGCAACCACAGAGCTTCGTAGCCTCTTTAAAGCGAATGGGGTAGACCTACCCCTTGAGGTTCGCTCATCGTGTGGCTTTCCCTCAAAATCTGCCCTTGCCAATAAAAACCGCAGAATCGGAGAATGTTGGTCTGCTAGAGCATCTGCTGACAAACACGCTGAAATTTTTATCTCTCCCACGATCAGCGATTCAATGCGTGTCTTAGATATCTTGGCGCATGAGCTTGTCCATGCTTGTCACCCTAACGATGGTCACGGGAAGCTGTTTAAACGCACCGCTTTAGCCATTGGCTTAGAGGGCAAAATGACCGCCACAGTTGCGGGCGAGAAATTCAAGCTCTGGGCTTCGCCAGTTCTGGAAAGGCTTGGCATTTATCCACACGCAGACTTGATCCCCTCAAACGCTCAAAAGAAACAGTCAACCAGAATGCTCAAATGTGTTTGTCGTGATTGTGGTTATACAGTTCGTGTGGCGGGTAAGTGGCTCAATGAAATGGGTGCGCCTCATTGCCCAGATCACGGAGAAATGCAAAGCGTTTAAACAGCTTAGAGGGAAGCTCGAAAGGGCTTTTCTGTGCGCTGTTGCACTATATCGAAAGGCTTTAATTATGTCAGTAATCACTAACCCAGATCACATTGCACAAATTCGCATTCTTACCTTGCGCCAAGCTCTCAAGCTCGAAATGATGGGCATGAAAAGGCGAGGGGGTCAAAGTGCTTATGCAATCCTCAAAGCCGAGGGTTACAAAGGCACACGCCAAGCAATCTTTGACCAACTGACAGAACAGAGAGCCGAGTGGCTTGGTGAGAGCGTTTAAACAGTTTCTCTTGAGCCACTGTGACAGAGTGGCTTTGGATGCACTGTTGCATTATTTGAAAGGCGTTAAAAATGAAATACTCTCCACAACAAATGAACACAATCGTTCGCTCAATGATTTCTGGCATTCATGGGTCATTTGCGGCTCGAATTGGTGATGCTTATATGGTTGCCGACACTGGAAATATGCAAACACTTACAAAAGCGTTTTCAGATCTTTTTGATCGTGTCGCACGATATAACGATATTGAGCCAGAATTTGACGAAGCAAAGCATGAGGCATTTATTGAGCGACTCATTGATCGAGTAGACAAAAAGCTGATGCAAGGCCATATCTCCCAAGCTGAGTACGAGGTAATGATGTCAACGCTTTTAAAAGATGCAACAGTATGACAAACTATTCTTGGAAATATTTAGTCTGCTCAATGGCTATTACTGACCTTGCCGACCTTGAGATGAATGGATCAATCCCTGATGATTGGAAATTCACATTTAAAAATGGCTCAACGCTTTACGATGAGGTGGGTTCAGCATGGCGAGAGAGATCAGAAAACACAGTGTATTTGTGCCATAAAAATGCGCCCGAATCCAAACAGAGATGGGTTCACCCAGATACGATGATTGACGTTTACAAGGTGTCTCCATGAAAAACATAATTTACGACCTCTTAACTGCTATCGGGTTGGGTCTTGCCCTCTGTGTGGGTCTGATGGCTTATTTTGATATATTGGTAAAGTGAAATTCCAACGGGTAGGCTCACGGGTTGGGTCTATTCGGTGCAATGTCGCATCATTTAATAGGTGTTCAAAATGTCAGCTTTTATCGTTTCCGATTCTCACATCAACGCTCTGGTTCGCTATGCCTCACGGCATAAGGTGGGCGTTTCTTATGGCGCAACAGTAATGCGTTTAAACGCTTTCGGCAATGAGCAAGCCGTTGCACAGATTCTTTTTGAAGAGAACGTGAAGAGCGTTAATTATCGCTACGGAGAGAGCGAAACTACACAGATAGATTATGACCGAGGCGCACCCATTCTCACGGCTATTCAAGCGATCAAGGCGGCTCAGTGCTTGCGTTATCAGTCTTGCGAACATCCAGATTTTGAGGACTCTCTTGCTTCTAAGTTTATTGAGGCGATTATCTCCAACGCAATCCCTGACTTAGAAGGTTACGACACGGCTCAATGGGCTATTTATGACAAGGTGGCATCATGAAAAAGTTTGAAGTTCAATATGTACGAATCGAGCATCAAGTTTATTTTCTTGAGGTGGAAGCTGAAGATGAAAGTGATGCAGAAGATGTAGCGCACGATGAATTTACAGGAAGCGAGAACTATAAAGTTGTTCACGCTGAAGAGTTTATTCAAGATGTAAAAGAATTGGTGGTAACAACATGAGAAAGCCTCCAAGTGGCTTTAAGCCCAGATCATTTGATGAGCGAATCTGTGATCTCGACCATTTGCAATTCACGCACAAGAAACGAGCTAAACGAGGGTTTTATTATTGGTCAGAGAAAAGCCCCGACCAAATATTGCACGAGTTTCATTTATCAGATTATGCCAAGTGCAGAGCGTTTAAACAACTTAGGGTTAAATCATGAGCCAGATTAAAATTACGATCAATACAGACAATGCCGCATTCGATGACGATCTTATGGGTCAGGTTGCAAGCATTTTGGAAGGCTTGGCGCATAACTTCAGGAATGAAAGCCAAGAAAGCAATTTTATTTTAGATGTTAATGGCAACAAATGTGGTTGGGTGGGGTTTCGTGATATGGATTACACAACACCTAAATTTGAACCCGCACAAGAACATTACGAATGAAAGGCACAAAAATGACTTATTTATTAGCAATAGACTTTTATTATGACACGCCAAAAAACCGATCAGATATTGAAAAGATAATGAGTAAATATAATGGTGAGTTGGATTGCGTTACAGATAAAAATGGGATTTTCTCATTTAAAGATAATGAATCTAAACAAAAAGCAGATCACGAGCTTTACAAACTTGGGATTATTTCCGATCCCGTCACAGACAGCGTTTAAACACATTGGACACAAAATGACACAATTACAAGCACTCACAAAATGCCTAGTTCTGGCGATAACTGCACCAGACGACCATAAAGCTCAACGAGCAAGCGAATTAGCGGAAGAAATAGCTAGAGGGTTATCATTTGACCAAGTAGAAGATTGCAAGGCGCAAGCTCTTGAATTGGTGGAGGCGTTATGACCTTCAGAACTTATCTAATTGAGTTTTACCCATATCCTGATTGTGTTCACGCTGAATATGATGAAACAAGCGCAGAATCTTTAGAGGATGCGGTGGCAGAACTTAAAAAGTATCACCCAGAAGCTGAGATTTTGAACAGCTATATACATACAGCGTGTTTAAACGATCTATGATTTATGCGTGTATTGCCTTAATTCTGCGAATACTTGGCGGGAAACGCTAAACTCTCAGACCCTCTTAGGAGGGTTTTTTCTTGTCTTGCGTAGGTTGGGATGGGCAAGCCCTCAAAAGAGGCTAGAAAGGGCTATTAGAGCCTTTGGTGGGCATTTCCTCGCACAATCTGCGGATGGTTTGATTCAATGCCTCTATCTGATCCATCTTAGCAATCGACCACGCCCGTTTTTGCCCGTGCCAACCAAGCAAGGGATTTCGGTGGCAATCTACACAAAGGGCGATGCAAGTATATTGAAGCCCTTGTTTGTAATGGTGGGCTTCGCTTGGTGGTGGTGCTTCGCAAACTGAACACGGCAGACCTTTAACCCTTGCAAGGTGTAGCCTCTCCTTTGCGTTCAACTTGTTGTTCAAGTGGTGGCCTTCATTTCCATTCGGGCAGAGTATTGCTCTGTTCGCCACACCTCAATTCTTGCTTGTGCCGCAGTCATGAGCCAACGAAAACGCTCCTCCTTCTCTACGGCTTCCCTGATGCCTTCGAGGATTTCGATGTATTCAGGGTGAGCATAAGCAAAGGTTTCCTGTTTTCCAAGAACTTCCGTTCCCGCTTGGCTTGCCAGTTGAGCCTTACGTGATTTGCGAAACTCCTCTAAAAACATCCTGTCGGCCTTCGCTTTTGCATACAAAGGCGCAGTGTCAATCAGGAATTGAATAGCCTTGGTGGGTTCGTTCATACATCCTCGGTTTTATAGTTCAGTTTATGGTGCTGAAAGCGCATTGCCGCCTCACACTCCATCTCTTTAAACTGTTCGTCAGAAAATAGCCCAATGACGTTTTTGCCCTCAAACCAAACCTCTTTTATGGACTCGTTGTAAGTTCCATCCTCGTCTGAGGAATACTCATAAACTACTGTTACGATTTCGCTACCCGCACCAATGGTGGTGTCAAATTCCCATGTTGATTCCATTATGTAACTCCTGTTGAAAATTAAATGTTATTCCTGTTTTGTAATGTTTGGAATAGGTGTTTACCCTATGGCAAATACTCTTTTACGCAAATATCCACACCAGACAAGGTTGAGTAAACTCTGGTGATGTGGTGGTTGATGATCTGGCAGTCATCCATGTAAACGACCCCATTCATTGCGTCTTCTACGCTCTTGAGGACATTACTAGAATCTGGTTTCTTCATTGGTTGCTCTGAGCCGTTTAAACACTCTTGCACCTTTTTCTTTGAGAATGATTTAGGGATTGGGACTCGGATGTAAAGATAAAGGCTAACAGGGGTTTCTAAAGGTTCGGAACTTCCCATTGCCTCGATTGCGGCATCCTTGAGTAAAGCCTCGTAGTTTCTTGTTTTGTCAGGGGTGTAAGTCTGGACAAAGTTTCCTCTCCTAGCGTATCTTGCTCTTTGTTTGCCAACAGGGTCAGCATCCAACTTAAAAGTCACCATGAAAGTCATAGAAGTGTCCCATCTTTGATTCGGTTCATATATTCCCTAATTCTGTCTCTAGCACCAGTGCCGTAAATTCTTTCGGCTCTCTCCAATCTGGCACGAATGAGATCACGATTTTTACTTCCTTCCCAATTCCGATAAAGCTCCCTTGCCTCGGCTTGCTCAAGGATTACTCTATCGCTTGGGCCTTGAATGTTTCTTCTACTCCAAGTCACCAGTAAGCTCCAGTGCTTTGTTTATCAAGTGTAGAGGGTAAGGTACGCCTTCACGTACCTTGTCCAGTAGCTTCATTGCTTCATAGTGTGACATTTTGACCTACATATTCATGGCAATAACAAATTCTATTTGCGTGTTTTTCCATCAATTCTTTTGAATAAAAAGTATTAGGTTTGTTTTTAATAGAACGGGCATATTGTCTTGATCTATCCTCCATGTTATGCGTTGTTGGCCTCCAATTTTTAGACGTATTTCTATATTCTCCCAATCTAATATGGCCTGTTTTGGAAAAATAACGCAAACCATTTTGGATGTGTATTGCGCCAATAGCATCACTTAGCCTAACTCCTAGCCCTAAACCTTGGTAATCAGGCAATATCACTGTTCTATGCCCTTTCCATGAGTTTGTTAATGATCCGCTTGGAAGAGTGATAACTGCGGCAAATCCAACAATCGTTCCTCCCCATATTGCGAACCAACATCGTGAACTTTTATTGATGTTTCCTGAGAGATAGTGATGGTGGCAAAACATTTTCCAAGTTTGGATTGAACAAGGTAATACTTCCAATTCAATTTCTGGCCGAACTGACCCCCTTCCGACAGTAAGTCGGTTTGTAGTTGTGTCAAAAACCCAATCTGGTTGCAACCATTCAATGATGTCGTAATGGCATGACGCAAAAACTATGTTTTTTAAGTCTTTTTTGTCAACATATCGTCTTATGGCATAAGCGCATGACTTTGCAACATTTCTGTCAACAACAGATGTGAATTCATCAATTACTGAGTTGGTGTTTAAACGTCTTGCCAAATCTGCTCGAAATTTCTCGCCTGTTGACAGAACGTGATATGGCCTTAACCAAGATGGAATTGAGTTAAAACCAACACCGCCTAACTTTTCTTGAGCTTCTGTTGCATCAATAAAATGTGAACAAATAGCTTTGTTTTCATCCCAAAAGAATTCCTCTTCTTTTCCAAAACTTTGAAGCAAGGATGACTTTCCACTACCACTTGCGCCAACAATCAAACCAATACCATATTCTTTTGGCAATTCTGGCAAAAATGGAATCTCAAAATTTGTTGTTCCATTAAATTGATAATCAAATGCTTTACTAATTTCATCAGTAATATCATCTTGCTCAACCTTGATTGATTTTCTGTATGTCATGCTTTTCTCCTTAACTCTGCCATCTTTGCCAACACTTCTAACGGAATAGGTGTGGCCTTTTTTGCGTCTTCTGCAATCTTCAGCAAAGCAGGGTCAGGCTCATTTGATGACGCAACAGTGAGCCTTACTTTGTCGGCAGGGTTTGGTTTAACAATCCACTCTGCTTTTAAACCTTGGCTACCTCGGCTACACCATTCAGCCAAAAACTTCTCCAAAGGCCAACCAAGTATCTTTGCTTCAGCAATAGCACCATTCAAAACAGTTTGGGTAATCGGTGCTTTCTTGCTTTTACGCAAGGCTACCCAATCACCCCAAACTTGTTGAGAAACATCTGGTGGGCAAGCAACGACAGTTGCGCTCTCTCTCTTTGGTTTATGGTTTATGGTTATTGGTTCTTGGTTAGGGTTATGTTTGGAAACCACTTGGGTTTCTTCTTGGTTAGCATCTGGGTTTGATTTAGGTCTACCGCCAAGTTTACCAACCTCACGATTCCTCTCAGCCTTTGCCTGATAAGCCGCAATAGTTTCATCGCATCGTTTGTGAAACCAACAATTATTTTCCATGTCAAACATGAAGAATTCTTCAAGAACTGTCTGAACAGCATTGATCTGATTAGACATCCTTATGCGTCTGGCAACCTCGTGGGTTTGGTTTGGGATAGGTTTTTCGCTTGTGTAATACAAGTCTAACAATCGTCTAAATGCCAAATCTTCATAGTTTGACAAATGAGCCGTGTCGTGAATGTAGTCACTCACATGAAAGGAGTAATAGTGCATAAATTTTCCGCTTTTTAAACACCCTTAAAAAAGAAACTGCGGCAGGAGAAGGGATAACTCTTTTCGATGGGGAGATCAAGCCCTATCTAGCCGTGTTTCAAAACATTGTATCAAATAAATTGATTGTTGGTAATTTCATTTGTTGGTTTTCTGCCAAACAAACGAACAGCTTGGGCGTTCATAGAAGCATATTCAGACTTAGAAAAGATGCCTTTAGCGTTTCTAATGTCAAACGGATTTAGCAGATCACGAGGCTCTTCTACCTTTTCAGCCTCAATCATGTGCGGTTCTAACGTGTACTGAGAAACCCAAGAACGTCCTAACTTAATTTTTCCAATTTTTAGTTTCTTTTTGTAGCTCATCTTTGTGCAACAAGCTGCAATGGATAGTCTTGGTATGCCAGTTAAATCCTCTATTTGGTAGGAAGTAAGTGGGCCGTTTTGTAATGCTCTGATTACTGATTCTTGTGTCATTTGTAAAGGTTCTCTAGGTTGATTGGTCGGTTTAGATGGAGTTCTAGCGTTCTGGCAAGCAAAGCTGTTACAGCCGCATCAAAGTCCTCTGGTTCGGTTGTATAAGCATCTGCCATTGTTTGAGAGTACCCAAGCAAGGCTTCAGCGCATCTT